TTCAGCTTTTCCCAGTCGGGTTTACCCTGATAATATGATACATCCGGGAGCCAAAACTGCATATATTACACCTCTTTTACTTTCTGCACTCCATTGTGCCACCAGTCATTATTATCCATCACAGCCGCTTCTATCAGCATGTCCGCCTGGTCGACGGTAATGTATACGTTCATTCTTTTCGCGGTCTCGATGATCCACTTGCGCGCCCAGTTTTTGCGCTGTGATCCATCGGGATCCTTTACGTTCATGGCGTCGCGGAGCTGTTCGGCAGCCCTCACGGCGATATCCGCCCACTGTTCCATGGTCTTGACGGTCTTTTCGTCAGCGTGGGCTTTGAGCCATGCGCGCAGGGCCGGCACGATGAAGATTGTGATGATCAGCATGGCCGCCCTGATCAGTGTAGTTATAAGTTCCATCTTTTCAGCTGTCATGTTCATCCTTTCCGATCATTTATTGATCAGCCATTTCTGCAGATCGTCGCGGACCTCTTGCATCTGCTTCGTATCGCTTTGGCCGTTAATGTTATACGACAATAGCGCGAACAGTGACCGCATGGTCAGCCTGCTGCCTTCTTCTGCCTGGTGCATGCGCTCGTTGTCGTTCTTTAACATTTTTTCATGGCGTTCCAGGATCTTGTCATGCTCGTCCAGTCTTTCGTTCTGGCGCTCGTTTGGCGCTTTGGCCATTTTTACCCACCTGTAAATTGCCCCAGCCGCGCCGGCCACTGATATGATGCCGCCGCAGATTGCTAAAAATCCCATAATCAACTGTTCCGGTGTGATCTGCAGAACTGTGTCCATTTTGTTTTCCTCATTTTGTCCTTATACGAATTCGGCGCCTGTGGGTATCATTGATTTTACTTTTTTGAATGCTGCTTTTTTGCAGGTTGTGACTGTTTTGGTATGCGTCACGCCGTTCAGTTTGTATTTGACCGTCGTCTGTCTGGCGTTCTTCTCCAGGATTGCGTCAACGGCGCCGTCGACGATCCGGAACTCTGTGCGGCCGCAGATGTCGCCCGGGATCAGGTTCCCGTATTTCTGATAGACGATCTGCGCCGCCCTGGTCTTCGGGTCCTGTTTGGATTTGTCGCCCTCTGCCGATCCGATGGACCCCAACGGCCAGGACTTCCATCCGCTGTGAATGATCCACTGTGGTTTGAGGATCTTGATGGCTTTGTCCTTGTCTCCGGTGTACAGCCCATGATGTGAAGAGTCGTAGATCGTCACCTGGCCGATCTTAGAAACGTCCAGCTTGCTTTCCTTCGTGCCGACGTGATGATCGCCGCAGTCCAGGAAGGTCGCGCCGGCGATCTCAAATAGCAGGCACAGGGACCGCATATTGACGCTGTCTGTGCTGGCGTTCGACTGCTGGAATACGACCTTTGCGGTGATGCCGCCGAATTGGAAGCTGTCGCCCTGGCGCAGCTGTGTGACGGGGATCTTTGCCTTGCCGCAGGCTTTGATCAGCGTGTCGTACCTGGCTAAATACGTCGCGGCGATCGTCGCCCTGTTCGGGATATAAATGTGTGATACTTTTCTGTCGTTTACAAGGTCGTTCGCGGTCTGGCCCATATGGTCGCTGTGCGGGTGCGTGATCACCAGAACAGCGTCGTCGGCGCCTTCCAGTTCCTTGTAAATCTTTTTCTTTGCCCTGTAGCGGGCTGTGTCCAGGACAATCGCCTTCTTCTTTTTGTCCGGCTGGTCCGCGATCATAACGAAGCTGTCGCCCTGCAGTCCGTCGATGCTCTTCTTCGACCGGTCAGCGTCGGCAAAGATGGAGATCAGGCTGGCGCTGTGGATCTTGCCGTCTGCTGCAGGCTTTTTCTGGTCTTCCGCATGTTTCTGCGGCTTTGCCTTCATGATCTCGTTCACTTTGTCCTGGACTTTCTGCGTGTCATATCCGCAGAATTTCAGCAGCAGCTTTCTGGTCTCGTTTTTCCTGTATTTGTTTGCGATCACGTCGGCCGCGGCCTGGTCGATGCTCTTGCCGCGCATGTCGTAGATCGCGTTTACCTGTTTTCTTACTTTCTCGTAGTAAGTCCCCAGGCGTTTCTTCCTGTAGTCGTCTTTTCCGGCATGTCCGGCGATCACATAGACGGCCATAGAAAAGATCTTTTCATTTTCGTCTACTGCCAGCTTGTCGACTTCCTGCTGGATCCGCGAAGCATTTTCGCGGCCGAATACGGAAATGTTTTTGATCCTGGTGTCTTTGGTCCCGTATACGTTTAAAAAGACGTCGACGGCTGCGATCGTGATCTGCAGGTCGTCCATGTCCGGCATGGCCGCATACTTCGGGCGGACATATCCGGCGATCCGGCGGCCGCTGCGGGTCCGGCGGCTGGTGCCGCCGTTGTAGTTCCCGCTGATGTTCAAGTTGGTGCCTACGGCGAACTCTGAATGGTTGGGGACGCCTTTCTCGTCGGCATAGACGACGATGTCGCCCGGAAGGATCCCGCTGCTGCCTTCGTGCCAGATGCCCATGGCGTCCGCGTCGTCGCGCAGTTCTTTAGATCTGCGGTTAAGGCCGCCTATCATGTCCAGGGCACCGTTTTGATAGAAGACGGCCATGATCTGCAAAACACACCAGTCGTCTGACATTTTATATTGCTTTTTCGGCTTAAGGGCCTTAATGACGTCGGCGTGTGCTGTTGGGGAGCCGTCGTAGTGCGTGAAGGTGGAAAGGATAGAAAAAAGTGTTATCATGTCAGTCCTTTCTCGCAAGAGTGCGGATTATTCTACCCCGTACCAATCTCTGCATCTGATAGAGTTTTCTCAATCAAAATCTGCCTATGCATTTGACGGTACGGATGCAGGCACGGAAATCGGACGGTGAGACAGTCTTAAACTTGTATGTGATAGTCGGCGTAGTGCCGATGATGATTGAGGTCATAGGTGGTCTCCTTAAATCAAATCAATATAATCTTCGACATTTCCGATGCTCACAGATTTACTGGTAATATCATTTGCGTACCCTGTAATCCTGAACATAATGCCAGTGTTGCTCGTCTGCCTGTTTAATACAAGAGATTGTGCTTTCGTGCCTTTGAGCATCACATTGTTCATCGCACCATCAGCAATCGTTATAAGATTAAGTCCATTCTGTAAAAAACGACAGTTCTCAAATTCAAGATAAGAACCTGCAACAAAATCTGTATTATTATGGAAAGAAATTGAAAACCCGTTGTTATCGTCTGTTTTACAAGTGCATGACTTCATGATTATTGTATCGTTATCATGGAATCCTGCACCATATGCTTGCACATAAAAACCATTGACTTGTTCAAAAACGCAGTTTTCTATTTCCCTATAACCTTTCGCAACGTTTGTACTGTAATCATCATGCACCGCATATCTCAAACCGTTAGATTGTACGGTAAGGTTTTTCAAACTGCATACACTTCCAAGGTTTAGCGTTGAAATGTAATTTCTCTTTGTTGTGTCAGATGCCGTTAATACAACATCATCCCTGTTCCCAACGCCTTCGATCGTCACGAAATCAGGGACAACCAGCCCAATAAATGCTGTGCTTTCAACTGCCCATTGTTCTGCTGAATAATATGATTTAATATCATATGTTCCTTCATAAATCTTTATTGTGTATGTGTTTTTGGCACTTGCATCTGTAATGGAATCAATAGCATCTTTTATACTTGTAAAATCCTTTGTGCCGTCCAGTGATACAGTTATCACATGATTTTGGGCAGTATCGCCATTTATTACAGAAACATTATATGCACCTTCAGACCTTCCAGTCGGAAGTTCTCCATCACAAAACATTGCTGTGCTTTTAATTCCCGCAGTGGAATTATACGGGATACTAATAAGCACATAACCATCGGATGAAGGCGTGATTGACCCATCAACATAAGTATCAGTATTAGCAAAGAATGTGATGTTTTCATTGGCATCAATATAAAGACAATGCCTGTTATATAACCCTCTATAATTGTATGTTTTTCCTACTTTGACTGGTATTTTATAAGGAACTATTGCAGATGTTGATGCATTTGCAACTGATCCGTTATCGGCATAATATTTGCCTGTAACAACATCGGAAAAAAGAATATACTGATAATCATAATCAAAAATATTTTTTGTTTTCGTGATGAGAACGGAATCGTCAGACAGTTCGGCACCATCAAAATGATTGTTATCATCAAATTTACTCCTGACATATCTGTCTATAGCAGTTACGTTATAAGGGATGTACTCAGTAGCGGTAGAGCCTAACTCAATCTGTGCTTTGTTGCCGTTTGGAGAAATATCCCCAGCACTATACAAGATAAATCTTATATATGCTGTAGTTGATCCAGTTGTAAATGTCTGTACTCTTTCAGTTAAAGCACTTGAACTTGAAACAATCCCTCGCCTTGTGGCTACTGTCTTACTTCCCGTATATTCTACAAGAACGATCTGTGTAAATGTTGATGTTGTCCAAACGTGAAGAGTATAATTTGTTGACGCACTAACAGGAATAAACTCTACGCACCTCAAGAAATTGCTCTGTGAATATTCAGCACCACCAGAATCAATGTTTCCGTTAGCAAAGTCACCGAAAAACAAATTTCTTGTTTTTTCTGAAATCGCATCAATCTTATCCCCCACCACCCTTGCATCTGCCGCCTGTCCGCTCTGGGAGAGGGTGGGGTCGATTAATCCCGAAATCGGTAACTTCTTCGTTCCCGTTCTCTCATTATCTACGACAAATACGTCACCTTCTGCCGGTGCGCTTTCCGCCGGCAGGTTTATGATCCGTTTCGTGCTAAGTTCGTCTGCCATTCTTTTGTCCTCTTTAGATCTCTATTGCATTGCCTTCGCTGGTCGTCAAGATGTAGCCGTCCGCAGTTTCTGCGACATAGTAGCCGATCCGCGACCGCAGGATGATAATCGTCACACTTGTCCCGGGCGCGGTGGCGGTCGGTGTCACAGTAGCGACGGCGTTTGAAGTGTCCAGCGTGTAGTCTGTACCCGGCACTCCCATCAGGCCATTGATGTAAACGTGTATAATGTCGCTCTGATCGTATGCGTAGTTTGACATGTCCAAGGCGATCACGTTCGTGCTTTCAGTCAGTGTCACGTCTTTGCGGTACTGCTGTATATATGTATCAATACTCAGCTTTGATGTGAGTGTGTCGAACCAGGCATTAAAGCCGGCTGTCATGTTCTGGTAAAAAGTCTCGCATGCGTCCTGCCACTGTGCGAACAGCTGCGACGTGTCGACCTGTTTGATCAGGCCGGTGACCCAGCCGCACAGGGACGTGCCGCGCTGGTCCTGTATGTTTGCCTGCGGGATCGCAGTCGCGCCGGCCGGAATGTAAAGGTATGCCAGCACAAGGTCCTTCACTGTGGCCGTCTGCGTCGGCTCCGGTTTGGCCGGTGATGTCGCCGGGGTTCCGTCGACCGCGATGATCGAGATCGTGCGCGCAGAGTAGTCTAGGCGGACCATGATGGCCGTGTAGCGCGCCAGCGTGACGTGTGACGCCGTGATCGGCATGGTCAGCACTGCGTCGTTCCGGATCCAGCGGCAATCTACGATTGCGCGGCCGGTCTGGATGTCGACGTTCATGCCTGTGGCTGCCTGGACTTGCATGGCGCCGCCCACAGATTCATAGACGCCGTCCGATACCAGACCGTCAAAATATTCCGTGATCTGCGCGGCGTTATATGTCCGGTCATGGTTCAGACTGTTAAAAAATCCGTATGTTATTGCCATTTTTTCATTTCTTCCTCTTTGCGCCGCGGGCTGTCCGGCGCCCTCTGCCGCCTGCAGTTTCTCCGTGCGCTGTGTTTGTTTTCATGTTCCGGATCCGCGACAGCGGCCCGGCGTGTCTGGTCTTTTCTACTTGATCCGCGACAGCGGTCCGTTAATCTTCAGCCATTTCCTTCTTGATTCCTTTTCTTGTGTTTTTATTCATCCGTCCAGGTGCCGAATGTCGGCAGTGTGACGCTGCCGTTTTCGTCTTCCGAATAGATCAGTTCTGTGATCCGTGATTTTGCATCATAAAATTCTGTTTTCAGCTGTACCATGTCGCCCAGGAAGTAATCCCTGTCTAATTTGTACATGCCGTTGTGGTTGATCTCGCCGGAAA